CGCACAGGAAGAATATTCCAGTATGGACCAAGAGATAACTGGAAGAACGACTAATGAAGACAAGAGCATTTCAAAAATACTACTACGCAGTAGATGTGTATGACTACGATGAAACAACAAATATCGATGGCGATATTGTTAGACAATACTCATTTCTTGAGACACGCAATATAGACATCACAACAGATAACACAAACAAGATTATTGTTCGTGCTGAATTGCCTATACCTAAAAACTACCAATTACGTAATTTAAAGGATAGAAGCGGCAATGACGTACAGCCTGGATATGTTTGGTTTATCTCATCAGTAGAGCCAGTATTAAATGCTCTTAGCCTAATAGAAGGATATAAAATGAAGACTGGAGCAGCTACCTTATAATGACTGATCCACAAATTATCCTTAGCGTTATTGCTACAACACTATCTATCTTGGGAGTCATGGAAGTTCGTGTTCGCAATATAGTAAAGCATTACTTAGCAGAACTTAAGCCAAACGGCGGGTCAAGTGCAAAAGACCAAATCACAAGAGTTGAAAACAGACTAGACGATCTATATAAGCATTTATTGGAGAAGTAATGGCACGTAGAATGTCAATTAGAGTTGGCGGACCAGGATTATTATCTACCTTTAGAACAATAGCAAGAGCTACAAGTCCGCTTATGAGGTCTGCCTCAATTTTTGCTAGATCTAGTGCCAGCGGAATAAGAGATGGCTATTTTGAGCAATCATATTGGGAACAGCAATATCCAGGAATCTTGGAAGATCAAAGATATAAGGCTGGAAATGCTGGTCAAGAAAGCATATTGACTAATGACTGGTATAACGCTGCTGAAGATTATTGTTTAAATGATGGAGAAAACTTTACAAAAGATGAGTTTCTCTCATATATTGAGAATGCAATAGGGTCAGATAAATTTAATGCTGTTTCTATTATTTCTGAGGAATGTGCTGAAGAGCTAGAATTAGCCTGGGATGACTCTTATGGTGGAGATAATCAGGGTCCTACCCTATTTAAGAGTGGTGGATCTAGTGGCAAATATAGCGCAGATGAGGCTTGGGCAATATCCGTAGGACTTTAACTTGCATCAGAATAGAGTTATAGGATATAATTGATATATCGTCTTAGGAGGGCGAATATTATGGCTAAATCAGCAAAGCATAACTCATTAATTAATAACAAGAAAGAATGCAAGGAATGTGGTCAGGCAGGGACCTATCAAAGAACCCTATTTTGCTATGAGCATTTTAAGGAATATCAAAAGCTCCAAATGAGATGGAGAAACAATCTAAAAAAGAATTTTTGGACTGAAGAATATTACAACGAGCAATGGCTTCGTCAAGGTCAAAAGTGCGGAATTTGCGGGACTGAAGAAAATAACGCTAATCAAAACTTCTCTACAGACCATGATCATAAGACAAACAAACCAAGAATGATTCTTTGTCATAGATGTAATACAAATGTAGGCATTATTGAGAATAAGGACAAGGATTACGTCCTTAAGATAATTGACTATTTAGAGAGTTTTGAGTAAAATTAGTACTGTGCTTAAACGCTTCTTTTATATACTTCTTATATTCTATATATTAAATATATTAACTAGAAGAAGTCTTATACATATAGAGTAATCAATACTACGTATTTATAAACTCTATTGTATATATAACAATACTTGAAGAAAATTTCTTTGTCAAGTACTGACTATGGTACTAATTACAAATTGTTATCAAATCGTTATAAACTAAGGAGAATTTATGTATAACTACCTTGAATCAAATCAATTAGAGTGGGACCTTGAAATAATTGAAAAGCAATTACACAGGCTCACTCAAGAAGTCCGCTCCACCACCGCCGAAATGGAGAAGATGATTAAGCTAATACAGGCTGCAAGGGCTTCTAAGGCCTCTCAGAGCTGATGAAGAACATTTATGCATGTGAGGACTGCATGACGCTAGAAGTAGTCCCAGAAGGCCCTGAAACGGCTCTGGCGGGCATTTGTGAAGAATGCACAGGAGTAATGTCAATAATAGGATGGATAGAATATGGAAACTAAGAAATGCTCAACCTGCAAACAGGTAAAGAGAATTGATGATTTTAATTTAAATAGCGCAAGACACGATGGAAGATCTGGCAAGTGCAGAGTATGTACATCTGAATATACACAGTATTATAAAGAGAAGCGGAAGCTAGAAGGAATAACCAAACAGGTAGGTAGTAAGGTCTGTGCTAGATGCAATATGGAGAAGCCAAGAACCTCATATACTAAGAGATCTATTTGCCATGATGGACTAAATGTCTACTGTAAGTCTTGCGTAAGAGTTTTAAGATCTAAGTGGCAAAAGTAGTTGACATTAGAATTAGTCTTCTGATACAATTATATTGTTAAGTAAATATCGCTCAAATTTTTATTTAACATACAAATTAATCACCGAAACCAAACCATAAAGAACCCCATAGCCTCTGGTATACCAATTCGTACGGTCCAAGCTATGGGGCTTTTATTTGTCAAGGGATACTAAATATGATAGAATTACAGTGTTGCAATGACTAGCTTAAAAGAGTTATATGAGGTTATATCGATGGGGTATAGTGAGTCCATTAAAGGGCGGGAACCAGAGAGTTACTCATTACTCCCATATGCTAGAGACTTACAATATGCAGATGGAAAGATAAGATTTACTCTTGTATTCTTTAATGATGAGAGAGAAGTAACTATGACTATGGTGTTTGATTTAAATGATCAGCTAGAGTCAGATATAGACGACTTATTGGGATATTAAGTATTCTGATTAGTAATTTATATAGAAATGTTACCAAACGTGTGTCGTAATGTCAAATTTACGATATATTAGACATATAAGACGATAATGTCCAATATGTTATATATGAATAAGACGATATGTCGACAAATTGATATATCCACAAGGAGATAACATGGGATTTGCTAAATATACAGATGAGCAAATAGAAGAATTTATTAATCAAGCTAATGAAATGGGTATTAGCCCAGCTATGAGATATTTGGGATATCCCGCCTCATATCACACCGCTAAGTCATTCTATGAAAAGCGGGGAGTAGAAATGCCTACTGCTAATACTCTTGCTGTAATGGCTAGAAACATAGGAATATTCTATGGAGATAGAGAGAAGATTATTGCTGCTCAAGCAATCATTGATAGATCTGTGGAACAACTATATCAAGATCAATTAGAGGCGGATGAGATTAATAAGCTTGGTAATGCTATACATAAGGCTATACAAACTATTAACCTTGTAGAAGGTAAATCAACTGCTATTAATGAGAGTAGATCTAAGGATGGATCAGATCTAGCCATTATGGATATATTAAATGAAGCTAAAATGAGAAATGAATCCATTAAGGCTAATATAGATCAATATCAGGATAGATAGACATTATTTATATAGATATATATAGGGGGTACCCACTCCTAGATAATATATTTAAATATATATTTTGCTATATCAAATAAATATTTCCAATAAAACGTAATATAGAGTACTAGTCACAATAGGAGACAAATTGTCAGAAGATAAAAAAGTTCCAGCAACAAGAATTGTTGTTGATGTTAACAAAAATGGAATTCGTAGAGAAACTACATATCCACAAAAGCCTAAGAAAGCCCGTAGAGAGCATAAATAATTGAAGGCATCAGATTACTTTAAGGATGTTCCATTAGAGCTCCTAGCCCTATCTGAAGGCCGTAAAGAGCTAACTAAATATGATCCTATGCTCTTTGCTTTGTTATATTTGCCACATCATCTAAAAAATGCTCATGGAGAACTCACTTTATCTGAATTTCACTCAGATCTTGCTGAATATGGCAAGCTATGGATAAATCCACCTTCCCGCCCCAAACAACATAGAGATGCATTCATTGCTCCAAGAGAATGTGGTAAATCTACTTGGATATTTCTTATTTTGCCTATGTGGGCTGCCGCTCATGGTCATGTTAAGTTTATTGCTGCATTTTCAGATGCTGCATCACAGGCAGAGACTCACTTAATGACATTTAAAAATGAATTGGAAACAAATGACTATCTTAGACAAGATTACAAAGAATTATGCACACCTAAAATTGTCGGCTCAACTGGGCGTTCCCTTGCATCAAACTCTTGGCGTATTATTCAGTCAAATGATTTTATATTCGACGCTAACGGTATTGACACTAACTCTCTTGGTAAAAAGGTCTTTGGCCAACGCCCTGACCTCATTATTCTTGATGATATCGAAAAAGGCGAAAAGAATTACTCAGAATATCAAGCAGGACAGCAGAAAAACACCGTCTTCGACGATATAGCCCCAATGAACATTTATGCCCGCATGATTTTTGTGGGAACAACAACAATGCCCAATTCTGTGATGGATCAGTTCAGAAAACACGCAGAAGGACAAAAAGATCAAGCTTTAGAGTGGATTGATGATCAAAATGTAAAGGTTCATTACTATCCAGCAATTATGACTGCTGATGACGGGACTGAAAGATCAGTCTGGCCAGAGAAATGGCCTATGGAATGGCTTGAGTCACAAAGACATATGAGAGATTTTGCCAAGAACTATATGAACAGACCTATCAATACTGATGGGACTTTTTGGACAAATGAAGATATAATTATACAAGAAGCAGAGGAATATGGAAATACAATCATTTCTGTTGACCCTGCAGTAACAAAAAATAAAGTTTCTGACTATACAGGTGTGGCTGTATTGTCAAGAGGTACTGATAGTTTAGGGCAGGAAGTAATTTATGTCCGTGAAGCACTACAACTAAAAGTATCTCCACAAGATCTTGCTGCAAGAGTAGCAGATCTAGCTGAAACTTATGATGCTGGAGTTCTTTATGTTGAAACCAACCAAGGTGGAGATCTCTGGAAGGATGTATTTAAAGAAATAGACATTAAATACCGCTCAAAACATCAGAGGTTATCAAAGCAGATTCGTGCTGGCAAAGCTCTTAACTATTACCAACAAGGTAAGGTAAGACACGACAGACACTTTCCTGCACTGGAAGAACAAATGTGGTCTTTCCCAAAGGTAAGCCATGACGACGTTCTGGATGCTGTTGTAACTGGAGTCTTGTACTTCTTGGACAACAAAGCAGTAAAAGTTGGTGCAAGACAAATAAATTACATAAGGAGATAGAATGTCAGACATTAAATTAGCTCTTGATCACATTGTTGAAAAAAGAGAAGAATATAAGAAGGCAGAAGCATATTACGAGGGTAACGAAGCAGAAATCTTCGCATCACGTAGATGGCACAGAATATTTAAGAATGACAAGGTAGACTATAAGTTTAACTTTGTTAGAACAGTAGTAGATAGCGTTTCAAATAGACTTGAACTCGCAGCAGTTACAGCAACAACAGATGCTGCAAACGCAAACCTAAATAAAATCATGGAGCAATCAGATTTTGAGATTGACACAAATGAAATTCACAGAAGAACTCTTGTTTACGGCGATGCATACGCAATTGTATGGCCAGATGAGACAGGCCAGGTAGTTATTAATTACAATTCCCCGTTGACAACTGCGGTCATTTATGATCCAGAAAACCCAAGAAATAAGTCATTTGCTGCTAAATTGTGGCAGTCATATGATGCTCAAAATCGTAAGACAATTAAATTAAACCTATATTACAAGGATCGTATTGAAAAGTATGTTGCTCTTGGAGATTTAGATAATATTACTGGAAATGGCACAAATTTTGGGCTAACAGAAACAATTGTTAACCCATGGAATGAAGTTCCAGTTTTCCACTTCCGCACAACAAAGCAATACGGAAGATCAGAGCTTGCAGATGCAATTGGACCTCAAGATGCAATTAACAAGCTTATTTCAACACATATGTACACAGTTGACTACCAGGGTGCACCACAAAGATATGCACTCTCATCTGGAGGCAATGATTCAGAGTTTGAAGACTTTAATAATGACTCAACAGATAGAGATAACCTAGGGGCACTAAAGAATGGCCCAGGAGAGCTATGGTACCTAAAGGGTGTCAACTCAGTTGGTCAATTTGCACCAGCAGATCCAAAAACATTTACAGAGCCTATCAAGGACTTTGTAAGAGCTATGGCATCTATCACAAGCACTCCTTTGCATTATTTTGAGAAGAGTGGTAATATTCCATCAGGCGAAGCTTTAAGAACAGCTGAAGGCCCATTGATGAAAAAGGTGGAAGACCGCCAAGTATCATTTGGAAGCACATGGAGAGATTTATTCGTATTCATGTTAACGATTGAAGGAGCTCCTTCAGACGTAGAAATAGAATGGCAGAATGTAGAAACTATGGATAGCCTAGACGCATGGGAAGTAGCAATTAAGAAGACCATCGTAGGCGTAAATCTAAAGCAAGTTCTTGTTGAAATGGGATATGACACAGAAATCGCAGACAAGATTGTTGCTGAAAGAACTTCAGTAGAATCACTAAGCCAAGGAATGAACACAAACAACGTATTACGTCAATCAGGCGTAGACACAGACAACATCTAAGAGATTGGACGATCAAATGGAAAATGAAGTAATAAATAACGAGACAGTAGAAATCAAGGACCCAAAGGCTGTACTTGATGCTTTGGACAGAGCAAAGGCGGACGCCAAGCGATTCAGAGAAGAAAAAGAAGCCCTAGAGATTAACCTAAATTCACGGGATCAAAAGATTGCTGAATATAGTGGAAAGCTCTTAAGAGAACAGGTCAAAAAGGAACTATCTGGTCAAAATATTACTAATGTCGATAGATTACTTAAGTATATTGATTTTAATAAACTTGAGTTCGATGAAGAATTTAATGTTTCTGGACTTGAAGACCAAATTGTTGGCATCAAGTCAGATTTCCCAGAATTCTTTGACCCAAAGCTTCTTGTGGCAGGAAAGGCTGATTCAGCAGATGCACAAATTGTAAATGCCAGCCTAACTGTTTCAGATAAGCAAGCAAAGATGTTGCTTGGGAAGTAGAAATATAGTATAATTTAAGGATGCAGACTCCGATTGGACGATTGGGTTTGCGGATATAAATTGGACGATTTAAGATCTAATAACCTAAGTAACACAAAAATTAAACCAAACTAAAAGGAGAAATACTATGACCGCAGGTCGCACAGATCTCACCGAAGCTAATGGTTATATTCCAGAGGAAAAGGGATCCGTTGCTATTCAAGCAACAACCCAGAACTCTGTAGTAGAAGCATTTGCTCGTCGTGAGAACATGGCTTCTCGCACAAAGGGCGTTCCTCGTTTTGTTTCTGATGCTCCAGTTATCGTTGCCGAAGGCGTCGATATTCCGAACTCAGACACAACACTTGATGAAGTTGTTCTTACT